ATTGGACCAGTTGAGGAAGCAATTGATATTCAAACTGAGCAACAACTCATCAATACATTCGGTAAACCAATTTCTACCGACGCTCAGTATGAGTATTGGATGACCGCATCCTCTTTCCTATCCTACGGCGGAGTTCTTAAGGTAGCAAGAGTAGATGGAACCACTCTTAATAACGCAAACGCTGCTGTAGGTTACGCATATACTACCAACGCAAAAATTAAAAACTACGATAACTACAATAATTCTTGGTCTAGTGATAGCGTACAATTTGTATATGCTGCAAAGAATCCAGGAACTTGGGCAAACAATTTAAAAGTTTGTTTTATTGACGATCTTGCAGATCAAAGAATTGGAATTACAACAACAAACTTAAGAACAGTTGGCGCTCAAATTGGATTTGGTGTAACAACTGCGATCACTAGCACTGCAATTGCTGGTGTAGGAACAACAACATCATTTACAGGATATCTAAAAGGTATCATTACTGGAGTTTCTACAGATACTACAAATGGAAATAGCACAATTGACGTAAAGATTGTTTCCAGAGTTTCTTCTGCAGGAACTGAAACTCAAATCACATATGCTAACGGAAATTCTGTAGCATCATTTGAGCAAGCAGATACAATGTTCTTTGTTAACAATGTAGGTGTTAATACTGGACTCAATGCAAATGCTGGAGTCTCTCTTGGTGCAGTTAATGATTGGTACGATCAACAAACTCTTGGTCTCACAAACTCAACAATTTACTGGAAATCCATAGCACCAAAACCATCTACTAATTCATATTCACTTGATAGAAACGGCAAAAACGACGCAATGCACGTTGTTGTTGTTGATGACACTGGATCAGTAACAGGAATTCAAGGAAACATTCTTGAAAAACATGTTTCTGTTTCTAAAGCACTAGATGCTATTTCTCAAGTCAATTCGCCACAAAAAGTTTGGTACAAAAATTATCTTGCAGATGTTTCAAACTACATTTATGCAGGTCAAAATCCATCATCTGCTGTTGATGGTTACAATGGAACAAGTCCAATAGCAACAGGATTCTCAACTTATTCTGGTGTTGCGGCTGCTTCATTTACACCAATTTCAACTGGAGCTGGACTTTGGGGTCAAAATGCACAAGGAGTTACCTTTAGTGCATTGGGTAATAAAACTTACAATCTTGGAGGTGGCGTCGATTATTCTGCTGCTGGTGGATTTGGAGCATCTCTGGGCAATCTGATGACTGCTTATGATTTGTTCTCAAATAAAGATGAAATTCAAGTCGATTATCTCTTAAATGGCCCTGGTCTAACTCTAGAAGCAGATTCTCAAGCAAAGGCAAATAAATTGATTGCAGTTGCAGAAAGCAGAAAAGACTGTGTTGCAGTAATTTCTCCACACAGAGCTGAAGTTGTTGACATTACTAACACGACCACACAAACAAATAATGTAATCAGATTCTTCAGTGCAATCACTTCATCTTCATATGGAATCTTTGATAGTGGTTACAAGTACACTTATGACCGTTTTAATAATACTTTCAGATATATTCCTTGCAATGGTGATATTGCTGGACTGATGACTAGAACTAATATTGATGCATTCCCTTGGTTCTCTCCTGCTGGTCAACAAAGAGGTGTTCTAAACAATGCGACAAAACTTGCATACAACCCATCAAAAGCACAGAGAGATCTTCTTTACACTGCAAGAGTAAATGCTGTTGTAAATCAACCAGGAATTGGCGTTCTTCTCTTTGGTGACAAAACAGCACTTTCCTATGCATCTGCCTTTGACAGAATCAATGTACGTAGACTGTTCCTCACAATTGAACAAGCACTACAAAGATCAGCTGAAGCTCAACTCTTTGAAATTAACGACCAGACGACTAGATCAAACTTTGTTAATATTGTTGAACCTTACCTACGTGATGTTCAAGCAAAGAGAGGAATTTATGACTTCTTAGTCATTTGCGATGAAACTAATAACACTCCTGATGTAATTGATAATAATGAATTTAGAGCTGATATTTTCTTAAAACCAACCAAGTCAATTAATTACATCACCCTTACATTTGTTGCCACAAGAACTGGTGTAAGTTTTGAAGAAGTGGCTGGCAGAGTTTAATTTACATAACTAATTAACGAAGGAGGAACTCAAAATGTCTACTCTCAGAACAATCACCGCTTTTAAATCAAAACTTGCAGGTGGCGGCGCAAGACCTAATTTATTTGAAGTTGAAATTCCATCATTCCCAGTTGCTGCTGGGGCAAATGTTTGGAGAACAGGTTCAGATCAAGAAGCTGATACCTTTAAGTTCTTATGCAAGGCAGCACAACTTCCAGCATCAAACATTGCTCCAATTGATGTTCCTTTTAGAGGAAGAATTCTAAAAGTTGCTGGTGATAGAACGTTTGATACTTGGACCGTTACCGTCATTAATGACGAAAACTTCCTACTCAGAAATGCGTTTGAAGTTTGGATGCAAGGAATTAGCAAGAATAGCAACAACACCGGTGCTACAAATCCTGGTTCCTACATGACATATGCTCTTGTTCATCAACTTGGAAGAGGTGCTGATAGAGGAATTGAATCAACTACAAATTCTCCTGCAGCTGATGGAACTGCTATCACTCCCTTAAAAACATATACTTTCTACGATATTTTCCCAACTAATATATCTGCAATTGATCTTTCATATGATTCTTCAGATGCTATTGAGGAATATACTGTTGAATTCCAAATTCAATACTGGGAACCTGGAGCATATACTAGAGATCTCGCCTGATTTATTACCATAAATACTAGAAAACTATTCGCTAGTACAATAAATTATGGCAAAATTATTTGGATTCTCTATTGAGAATACTGAACCAGTATCACCATCGGTAGTTTCCCCCGTTCCTCCTAACAATGAGGACGGGGTTGATCATTATCTGTCAAGTGGATTTTTTGGTTCATATGTTGATATTGAAGGAATTTATAGAACTGAATTTGATCTAATTAAAAGATATCGTGAGATGGCGCTTCATCCAGAATGTGATAGTGCAATTGAAGATATTGTAAACGAGGCAATTGTATCCGATAGTAATGATAGTCCGGTCTCAATTGAACTTTCAAATTTAAATGCTAGCGACGGAATCAAAAATAAAATTAGAGCAGAGTTTAAACATATTTTAGAGTTATTAGATTTTGATAGAAAATCTCACGAAATTTATAGAAATTGGTATATTGATGGTAGACTTTATTATAATAAGGTTATCGATCTTAAAAATCCTCAAGAAGGTATTCAGGAATTAAGATACATTGACGCAATGAAAATGCGTTATGTTCGTCAAGCTAAAAAGAAAGGGAAAGACGGATATAGACTTGCAAATATGAATAATGACAATCCCATGGAATATGAATTTCCTGAGATTGAAGAATATTTTGTTTATAATCCAAAAATAACTTATCCAACCACCAATCCATCCTCTCTTGGAGGACTTGGTGGAATTAAAATGAGTAAAGATTCTATCACATATTGCACATCTGGACTTGTTGATAGAAATAAAGGATCGACCCTTTCATATCTTCACAAAGCAATTAAATCTCTTAATCAACTTCGTATGATTGAGGATTCTTTGGTTATCTATCGTTTGTCTCGTGCCCCAGAAAGAAGAATCTTCTATATTGATGTGGGCAATCTCCCTAAGGTAAAGGCAGAACAATATCTTCGTGATGTTATGATGCGTTATCGTAATAAACTTGTGTATGATGCGAACACGGGTGAAATTCGTGATGATAAAAAGTTCATGGCAATGCTTGAGGATTTTTGGCTTCCTCGCCGTGAAGGTGGTAGAGGAACTGAAATTTCTACTCTTCCTGGCGGGCAAAACCTTGGAGAAATCACTGATATTGAATACTTTAAGAAAAAACTATATCGTTCTCTGAATGTTCCACCATCAAGAATGGATGGAGAGGGTGGATTTAATCTAGGACGTTCATCTGAAATTCTTCGTGATGAAGTTAAGTTTAGTAAGTTTGTTGCACGTTTGAGAAAAAGATTCTCTTACATGTTCAATGATATGCTCAGAACTCAACTAATTCTTAAAAATATTATTACTCCAGAAGACTGGGAGATTATGGAGGAACATATTCAATACGATTTCCTTTATGATAATCATTTTGCAGAACTCAAAGATGCAGAACTGTTAAATGAAAGACTCAGTATAGTTCAAGTTGCAGAACCTTATATTGGTAAGTATTTCTCGCAGGACTATGTAAGACGTAAGATTCTTCGTCAAACTGATGAAGAAATTCTTGAGCAGGATAAAATTATCAAAAAAGAAATCAAAGATGGCACCATTCCTGATCCAAATGCACCTGTTGATCCAATGACCGGTGCTCCATTAGCACCTGGACAACAACCTGCAGGTATGGATTTGGGGAAACCAGTGATGGAACCAAATCTTGATGCTCAGGGTGCTGCAACTGAAGCAGACGGCAAAGCAGCAGAAATGCCCAAGGGTGGTGAGATATAAATAAAGGAAATTACTTAGGTATTAACAATGGATGACCTTTTGGATATGATCGCTACGGACGAATCACCTTCGCAGATCAGTGATAAGATCAAAGAACTTCTTTTTGCAAAGTCAGCAGAAAAAATTGATGCTTTTCGTCCTGTTGTAGCATCAGATGTTTTTGATGGTGAAGAAGTAGAGAATGAAGAAGAATAAATTTAATAAATAACTAAAAGTGTATTATTAAAAATAATGACCCATAGACCAGTTGGGGCTGGATCCTCATTTACATTCACAACAGGCACTGCAACAACTTCATCAGCATTTACTGTTCAGTCAAGTGTTCTGAGAGTAGTTGCTGTTAGTGGTGCTGCTTTTATTTCTGTTGGAGCAACTCCATCTGCAACATCAGCAGATTACTATGTGCCTTCAGGTGGAACAGAAACTCTTGCTTTAACCAAAGCATCAAACAGAGTTGTTGGTGTTACTACAGGTGCGACAACAACAGTTAATGTACCAGAAGGAACTCAAGTTCCATTTGGTGTTGGTGATTATGTTTCACTGACTGCAGCAGGTCAATCATATTATAATTTCACGCACCAAAGGGTAATTTCTGTTGATACCTCATCAAATGTTAGTGGATATTATCAAACAAGAATGGTAATTGATTACAACAGTGCTGGAATTGTAACAGCATTTAGTTCAGCAGATGCATCAATATCTGCATCAAATAAAGTCTCAGCTTATGGTTCTGGATCAGGAATTCTTTATTTCCAACAAGTTCAAATTTCAGGTCAAGCATAATGAAACTTATTACCGAAGAAATTGAATCAGTAGAGGTTATTACCGAAGAAAAGAACGGTAAAAAAACTCTCTACATTCAAGGACCATTTCTACAATCAGAATGTGTCAATAGAAACGGGAGAATGTATCCCCTTTCTATTATGGAAAGAGAAGTTAAGCGTTACAGTGAGCAGTATGTTCAAAAAGGACGTGCTCTTGGAGAACTCGGTCACCCCGATGGACCAACTGTAAACCTGGATAGAGTTTCCCATAAAATTGTTTCTCTTCAAAGAGAAGGAAATAACTTTATTGGTAAAGCACAAATTCTTTCTACTCCAATGGGAAAAATTGCAGAGTCACTTCTTAAAGAAGGAGTCACTCTTGGCGTTTCTTCTCGTGGTATTGGTTCACTAAGACCAACAAAAGAAGGATATAGTGAAGTTGGTGAAGATTTTATGCTAGCAACTGCTGCTGATATTGTCGCTGATCCATCTGCACCTGACGCTTTTGTTCAGGGAATTATGGAAGGTAAAGAATGGGTATGGGATGGTGGTATTTTGAAAGAAAAAGCAGCAGAAAACGCTAGAAGTAGTATTAATACTCTTGTAGACCAAAGGCGTCTAGAAGAAAATAAATTAAACTTATTCAATGAATTCTTAAATTCATTGTAATTTATTAAATTATAAATAAATATAGATTTCATACAGGAAAATCGGAGAGTTCAAATGTCTCGTGGCAAACAATTACAAGAAATGGAAGCAGGCACTAAGCAATCCAGGACCGCTGTAAATGCTAGCGCAAAAGCAGCAGATCCAATGGACACCTCAGTTGCTGGATCATATGAAGATCTTGGCGGTCCTACA